TTCTCATGTTTGGATTTTTACATATCATGTATACGCAGAAGTGTGTTAACAAGTCTGTTTTGCCATGACGTGGCGGAGACAGTACCATAAGTCTCTTTCCGTTTTCTATTGCATCTAATATTGCCTCTATCCATCTTTTTTGGAAACCTGGTGTCTCATACGGTATACCTTGCTCTGTCAAAAAATATTTGTCCCTGAAAGCTACAAAGTCCTCTAGCTTGACAGCACTATCCCCCCCATTTTTTTGTAAGGACTCGTGATTTACTCGTAGTGCTTCGTCTTTTATCCATGCAGACAATGATCTAGTTACAGTAGCTAGTGAGCATCCTAGTATGTCAGCTATCTCTTGTTTAGTCTTAGTACCGTTTAAAAGGTCGGCAAAAAAATTTTTTTTCTCCATAATGGCATAGTAATTACCTCTACGTTTCTGTATGTTTGTATCTACTACTTTCTCTACGTGGTACGTGTCTGTTGTTTTATTAGCTCTGTAAGCTCTCTTTTTAATTCTATTAGCACACTTGTCTGAACAGTATTTTCTTCTACCGTCTGGTAAAAGGCGGTTGCAATCGTTAGCTACACAGAACTTGTTTTTTTCTTGATTAGATTTAGTCATCTGTTATAGTTTATCATACAAATACTTTGATTTAGATGGTTAAAGCAACCTAACATGTGTACAAGTAAGAGAGATCGAGACTCAGAAAGTTCCGAATCGGTAGTACGATAAACTAGAAAGGCAAACGGAATACTCAAGGCACCTGACTAAATCTTAGTCAAAAGCTCTTTTTATATAGCTCGCTACGACTTGAATGGCGGTAGTCCCTACTAGCACTCCTAGTCCGTTGTATTTGTCCTGTACTAGCAGGAACTGACCTACTTTAATTATAACAGACTAATTACTGACTATAAAAAAGATACTAAATATAGTATATATTTCTTTAAATACTACATGTAGTGTACACAATATATGGTATACTGTCTACTGGGGATGATTGGTAAGTAAAGCTAACAATCAAGTAACAGATTGCCTTTGTACACAGTAGCTTTAAACCTAGGTTCGACTCCTAGCATCTCCACTATATATAGTAGGTTTATACGAAATACCTAGTTACCACCTATACTTTTGGTGATACATATACATTTACGCAGACGCCAGATTTAATTGTGGGGGTTGCTAAATTTTGTCCTAGGTTTTATAGGTTTTAAACTTGTCCAGGACAGCTTTGGATCTCTATAAATGCATTTGTCTACTGCATAACACCACACGCACGCACGACCGCCCTTAATTTAATACAGAAGATACCCCACTTGTTTAAAAGACAAAAAGAAAGAGGAGCCGAAGCCCCTCCATCTTCCGTACGTTATACGATTTATATTATGGATTCAATTTCATAATAACGTTGACAATAGTCCAACAATGCTTCTTCCTCCTCGTTGGTTAGCTGAGCAGGAACCCAAGGAAGAAACCAATTTTGGAACTGATACTCCGCCCTGTCCTCATCAGGAAAATAAACAATACGCATTGCAGGACCGCCCCCTCCTAACGTAATGATAATTGTTCTTTGCATTTCTACACCGTAGTTGGCTCGTAATGAATCGTCTAACTCGTCTCGTCTTTCAAGTTGTTCTTCAGTCATTACAGGATTTTTAGTTATATCCTCCAACTCGTCTAATTCATCAATCTCCATAGTTGTGGATTTAATAAATTGTTTACCGTAGTTGTTAGCGTCTTGTTGGTGCTTTTGCATCTCATCAGACATAGTACCTATGACCTCCTCTTGTATTTGTTTTATATTTCATATTTGTACAATCTCCACAGACTTGATGCTTTGAGAAATTAACATATAAATCCTCATCACTTCCGCATTCTGTACAACTTTTATACTTCATCTATATACCTCCTGCATATATTCTATCGGCTTGTTTAACGTTTGTCCAGAGAGCAGATTATCTAATATAAGCATTACGGATTTTTTAGCGTCCGACAGTTCCTTAAATTCTCCCCAATGGCTAACCGGTTCAATGGTCCTGCCGTTATCCTTTGGAGTTAGTATCGTGTATCTATAACCCTGCTCATACTCTTTATATGAATAATTTATATTTAAGTGGTCTGTGTCCTCTTTCATAAATCTCATATAATTTTCATTATTTGCGATCTCCATTAAGTACTTATGTCTCATTACAAATAATCTTGCACCCGACAACCGAAATAATTTAAACGCATGATTATCAACTTGTTCAATCGAATCTATTTCATGAAGCGGAAGCATCCACGCCATGCCTATACCGAAGATTTTACCCTCTGCATAGACATTATTATGATGACTAAACCAACGTCCGTTAAGTCTCTTTAACTGCTCTAAATAATTTTTATTGTTTGAGTAATGACTAAATAAAAGCATTATTCCTCCTCCTCTTTTAATTTATGTAATTTATATTCAAGTAGTCCCTGTAATTCAATTAACCAATTATCGTTTTTAGCATTTGATATTTTCGTAGCAATATCTATATATTGACTCTCTGTTAACGACATCATTCCTCCTCTTCAGTTGGATAAATACCGACTACCTCTTCATTACTTGTAATTAACAAATATTCTTCCATTATTCCTCCTCTAACTTTCCTACTTCAAAAGCAAACGTCATTACGTCTCCGTCATCTCTTGTTTGTGTAAATGGAACAGGACAAGCACTCAACCACTCGTCAAATTCATACATTATTCCTCCTCTTTAATAAATAATTTGCTATCTTCTGTAAGTAATTCGTACTCACCGGAAGTTTCTATATCAAGGTTTCTTATCATTGGTTCTCCAAAAACAATATCAAGAAAATCAAACTCAATTAAATTTCTATTTTGATAATCTATTGCTGTTTCGAATACTTCAGAATTTGTGCCGTCTATGTCGAAATAGACTTCCATTTTTACTCTGTACATTATTCCTCCTCGCATATATCACAGGTATCGTTATCCCACGATTTCTCTACTTTGTTTATTGTTAACATGTTTCTAATTTCAGGACCACTTGGGAAACCCCAACTTAATGCGTCTACGATAGCTTCCTCTTTGTTTATACCGATACCGATAAGACTAAAGTTAAGAACAATTTCGTATCTGTGTGGGCATAAGTTTTTCATTATTCCTCCTCCAAAGATAGATTAATTTCTGATGCTAATTCACGGAGTCTAAAATATATGGCTCTATAACCTGCTTTATTTCTACTTCCTATGCCTAGCATTTGGTTTGGTTTAGTCATATCTGCACCAATTCTGATGCCGAAACGTTCTATGTCGCTCCATGCTTCATACCGGAGCTTATTTAACTCCTCTAAATTATCCATTTTGTACCTCCTAATTTTCTAAATAGATAACTTTATTTTACCTACACCATTAGAAGAATCAAGGATTTAATTTCTTTCCTGGATCACTAATAACTTTTACTTTTAATTTTGGCAAACATTATCGCACGACACACAAAAGCCGTAGGTAAATCGGTAAATCCTACGGCTTTGTGCGTTAAGCAAGGTTATGTGCGGAGCATAACCAAGTTAATCTATTTTTTTAGTGGGGTACTATTCTCCTCATAATAAGAATCAATTTGTTTTTTCATTTCTCTTTCTGCCATTTTCAACTCAACAATAAATGCTCTTATCTTATCTCTGTTACTTATGTATCTAACTATGAGCGGAGTATCATCTGATAAAGAAAAACTGCTTTCAAAAATCAATGAACCATATCCAAAAGATACACCGTTTGTATTAACATATACTCTTGTACTCACGTTCTTTGTACTTTGCAACGTAGTAGTGTTATCAGTTTCTATAACTGATTTTTCTACTAACTCATTGTAAGCATCAATTCTTTCACGTTCAGTTGTATTATGCTTGTCGCTAAGAATATCTAATAGTGTTTGCTTAATATCTAACATTTACTTTACCTCCATGTTTGTTTGTGTTTCTAATAGTTTCTTTAGGATAGTATTTAATACTGTGTCTAAATTATTATTATTATTTATAGCATCATTTATATTATCTGTTGCATGATGCAAATCAGCATCAAGACTTTCTACTGACTCGATTACTTCTTCTAATTTTTTAACTAGCTCTGTTATTTTCACTTATCCTCCTTTAACAACTTCTACTACTGTTTTTTTAACTGTACTTTGTCCGTTTAACCATGCTTTAATATGTATCTTTGCTTCTTCATGGGTATATCCTTTATCCAAGCAGTACCATAATTGCATGATAATAGCTTCGCTTCTTTTATATTTTTCAAGAAGCATATCGTATTTTGTTTGTTCTACAAATACATTTGTTCTTTCACTCATTCTTCCTCCCACTTATCCATTTCGTTGGACCATTCATTTACTTCTCTATCTGAAAGTAATTCAAGTGCAACGTCTAATCCTTTACGTAAATATTTTTCATCAGACATTGCATCTAAAGACACGACTTTAATTCTTAAGTCATTTAACCAAGAATATATTTCGTTAGTTAATGAGCTATACAATTCCAAGTCTGTTGGAATTTCATCTTTCCAATCGTCTGAATGTGCATTGAGAAAACTTGTCCCCATCCACGTTTTATCCACTTCAATATCTAAAGCGAATCGTTTTCTATATTTCATTTAGTACCTCCTATATACTTAAAGATAACATACTTTGTGAAATAAACAAAGAATCTATTTACATATTGGACAACTCCAGGGATCTAAATTAGTATAAAAATTAGAAATGCGTAAAATAATACGCACGACACACATAAATAGGAGGTACATGTGAGTAGGAATATTGCAAAAGTATTGGATGCTTATTTGTTTGACAAAAATAATGTTGAAAAAGATATAGAAATAAGTATGAAAGAATGGAAAAAAAAGTACAAGCCAATTCAAAATAGTAATCATAAGTATCGTAATTATTACAATGTTGATGGACATATTATTTATGGTTGGTTTGATGTTTATAACGAAGAGGATAGGGAACATCTAAAATCTATACCGGCAAATAGAGTATGGACCGAAGTACATTCAAGTGGTAGTTTTGAGGGTATTGTTGCAGGTGCAGTAGCAGTAGATAGATTAGAATACTACATCACAGAAATACCATGGGAGAATAGTGGCATAGTAGTTGACTATCATTTTGAATGTAAAGAAGAATATCCTGATTGTTGTCAGGACGAGGAGGAATAATGAAATACAAAGTATTAGGTTATCAAAAAAGATATGTAAGTGAAAATATTATTGAAGCTGATAGCAAGGAAGAAGCTATTAATTTAGGTTTCACCATGAATTACAAAAGTGGTTTAGGACTAAAGTATATGGACAACTTAGAATCTAACCAAATTAGTTTTATAGCGGAACCATATTGGGAGGAGGAATAATGACAGGTATAAGCAAAGAAGGTGCGTTAAATGACTTTTGGAATATAAAACCAGAGGTATCAGTAAAAGTAGAGGGAACTACTGCTTACTTTTACGCTGAACTTAATTACGCAGAGGAGGAGGAATAATGCCTAATACAAAAGAAACAGTTTGTGGAGAAGATGAAAGAGAATATAACTATAAGTTTGTAGTTACAGGAACTTTTGTTGGTGATAAAGGTGAAACTATCAATCAAGAACGCATATTAGAGATTGCTAGATTAACTGATAGAAACGAGGCATGGTCAATGCTTTATAACGCAGACTTTGAATTGATAGAATTTTTTTATGAAGATGAGGAGGAATAATGGAAGAATGGATTACACAAGAAATAAAAGAAGCCAAAGAACAACTATGGAAAAATCATAAAGAAGATGACATAGGTTCTGACGGATGGTGGGACAATCTTGAGGGTATGCAACCTAATAATGTAGATGACATTATTAAAGTTATTAGCAAGTGGGATTTTAATGATACTGATAATGCAATATTTTATTACACAAAAATTACTACATTAGAATATCTTCTTTACCTTATGAATAATAAAGTTAGGTTAAAACTAGGAGACCGCATACAAGCAGGAGATGACTTAGATGGTGCAACGTTGTGTGATTGGTGCAACATGCACTTTAAAGGAGACGGACATTTAGAGAGATGTAATGATTGTTGGGAGGAAAGTAGATATAGAGGACCATCAAATGATTTGTAAAGTTTGTGGTAATTGGATAGCTCCACAATTTGATGATTGTTTTATATGTGGTGCTAATCCAATTGATCAAAATTTTAAGAAGATTAAAAAAGAAGATAAGAATCGCACGACACAGTACGAGTATTGGTACGACTCTAAAGGCAGAGTTGTAGGTAAGGAGGAAATAGAA